GTGGGTTTGGGGAGGTTGCTGATCGACGACATGCCGCGCGGGCCGGGCGTTCATGATGTGGTGGACAATGTCATGGGAGCAATCGAGCGGGAAGGTGATGCGGTGAATTCACCGATAGTCCCGATGCCGAGAGCGCAAGCCGCTCTTAAGCCGGGAAAGCAGTTTACTCCACCTGGGCCACTCCTGAGTCACGGCAATTACTTCGGCCGCGGCTGGACGTCGGGCCGCCATATGAAACCCGGCGAGATGATGCGGCCTGAGGATTTCAGGGTCGTGCCGGTCGATAGCGTGGACGATACGGGCTACTGGCACGATTTCGGTTACAATATGGGCCTACGCGACATGCATCGCTCGCTAGACGAGGGATACACGAACGCCGATGCGTTGCGGAACTTCCACTACCGGGCGATGGACGACGACAGGAGGTTTGCACAAGACATAAAAGGGGCAGTGCCAAGCACGCCTTGGGGATGGGTAATGAAACAAGGTACGAAAAAGATCTTCAACCCCGATAACTGGGCGCTGAACCGACAAAGCATGATCGACAGAATACAGAACGACAGTGACTATCGGAGCTATCTGAATTCATTGCCGCGTGAACAGCTATCCCAGCAGACGCTGCCAACAGACGTCGCCAACGAACTATGGCGGCTGGAACGCGCCGATCGATGGCGGGATCAGATGCGGGCGTTCGATGCTCCCCCTACCGTGCCGTCCGGCGTTCCCTAAGCCATCCGGCGACAACCGCTAGCAGAGAAGCAAGAACCGCCGAGACCACGGCCAGTTCTACTGGGCTGACATGGCCGAATACGATCGCAATAGCAGCGGGTGGCAGCAATAGGAACGAGTAAACGATGGTCAGATAGACGGCGCAGCAGGCAGTGGCAAGCAGATAGCCCCGGCGCGGATGCGGGACAGTATGGAACGGCTGCAGCAGCGACCTGAAAAATAGAACTGCCTTCTCGGCTATATAGAGAGATGCGATTGCAAAGGGGAAGAGTGGAGCGTAGGCATTTACGAATGGAGAAATCAAGGTAAGTGCATCGGGAAAGCTCAGCGTACCAGTCGCCCCGAGAGAGGCAAGAGCATATATAAGAAATACGATGGCGCTGGCTGTGGCGAAGCTGGCAACCAGCCACAGCATGCGCCGGAAAATGGGCGATTGTAACCGTATGGTAGATATTGAGATGCCAGTATCGCCAGCCCAAAGACGCCAAAGAAGTCGCAGCAATCCAGCCCTAAAAATGGCGATGATCGATACTAGAAAAACGATGGTTACACTGAAGGGCGTATAAAGCAGAAAAATAGGATCAAGCGAATTGTTTACCAAGCTCTGATCTATGTAGCGAAATCTTGCCCACTCAACCGCCCACGATATAGCGAAGGCAATAACGCCGGTCAGGCACGCCTCCTGGATCGTGCGGCGCGGGTTGCGTTCGGGAGCGGGTGTTCCTGTCATGGCCACCTTTAAGTGTGGTGCATTTGCAGCGGACTCAATTTACCCAGAACAGTCGTTCTCCGCAAACAAGGCGAGCTGAAATCGATGGGAGCGCTTATGACCGCAACCGGATTTGGGCCGCGGCCCGTACTTGCGTCGCTGGAGACCGAAGCCGAAGCCCAGGGCAGGCGCGCCGGGATGCTGTTGGACGATCCGGCGCTGGCTGGAGCCTTTGCCCGGCTGGAAAACGACATCGTCGCCGCATGGCGTACATCGCCCATCGATCAGAACGACGCGCGGGAGTGGCTTTACCTACGCTTGGCCGCGTTGACGGCGGTGCAGGACGAGCTGCGCTTGATGGTGGAGCAGGGGACTCTCGCCGAGCGTGAGCGCATACAGCACGAACGGGAATCGATCGCCCGGCGGGCGCATGGGGTCGCCGCCGGCGACCCGCCGTAACCGGCGGCTTCGATCTTTCAATACAACTGGAAAGGAATCACGGGCATGAGTTTCGACGCGGACACGGGCCTTGGTCCACCCGCGGGCAAAGACGACACGCATAGCGTCGTCGAGTCCGTCATGGCAAAACTTGAAGCCTCGCCGCTGCCGGAAACATCCGGCGACGCGGACGACACGCGGCAAGATCACGCCACCAACGCGCCCGGCTTGCCGGGTGAAACTGCCGACGCCGGCGAAGCGGAAGTTGACGTTGCCGCCGAAGCCCTAGCGGAGCTGACCGGGGAACCGCTGCATGACGTCACGATCGACGGCAGGAAAGAGCGCGTCACCCTCGGCGAGCTGCGCAAGGGCTACTCGCGGCAACGCGACTACACACGCAAGACGGCGGCCCTGGCGGAACACCGCCGGGCTTTGGAAACCGAGCGTACTTATCTGAAGGATGCCCTGGACGCGGTTGTCCGCGACAATGAAGCAGCCGATCCGGTGCTGGCGGAGGGACGCGCGACCGATTGGGCAAAGCTTGCGGCGGAACAGCCGGAAGCCTATGCCCAGCGGCGCGCGGCCTATGAGCACAGCCTGGCGCGGTTAGAACGCGCGCAAGGGCTGCGGCGGCGCATGGATGCCGAGACCGAGGCTAGGAAGAACCAGGCCCTCGGCGCCTATGCCAAGCAGCAGCGCACGGCGATATTGCGGGATATTCCCGAGCTGGCCGACCCTGCGCGACGCAAGGCGATCGACGAAGAGTTGACCGCCTATGCGAAGACACAGGGTTTTTCGCCGAAAGAGCAGACGCAAATCCTGGATCACCGGCTGCTGAAGGTGTTCCGGGACGCGGCTGCCTACGCCAAGCTGCGCCAGGCCAAGGACAGCATGGCCGGCAAACGCGTGGACGTGGTGTCGCGCACGCAAGCGCCGCGCGCATCGCGGGACGGCGCGGCTGGGGCATCCGCCAGGCTAAGTGCGCTCAAACGCAACGCGCTGAGGACCGGACGCATCGACGACGTAGTCGAGTCGATCCTGGCGCATCTTGAAGAGGACTGAAGCAGAATGGCTATCGTTACCAACACTTACCTGACGTTCTCCGCGGTGGGCAACCGCGAGGATCTGATCGATCAGATCTACAACATCGCGCCCAAGGACACGCCGTTTATGGCGTCGGTGGGCAAAAGCAAGGCGGCGGCCGTGCTGCATGAATGGCAGACCGACAGCCTGGCGGCCGCCGCGGCCAACGCGCAGCTGGAAGGCGACGACATCACGGCGTTCCAGGCCGTGACGCCGACCGCCCGCGTGGGCAACCGCTGCCAGATCAGCTACAAGACGGCGATCGTATCGGGCACGCAGGACGTGACCGACAAAGCCGGCCGCCAACGCGAAATGGTCTATCAGCTCGTCAAGCGCTCGAACGAGCTGAAGCGCGACATGGAATTCGTGCTGACCAACAACCAGGCGCCGGCCACGGGCGACAGCAGCAACGCGCGGCAGCTGCGACCGCTGTGCGGCTGGTATCGCAGCCCGTCCAACGGCAACGCCAACCGCGGCGCGGGCGGTGCGGACGGCACGGCATCGGCGGCGGCGACGGACGGCACGCAACGGCCTTTGACCGAGTCGCTGGTGAAAACGGTCCTGCAATCCTGCTGGACCAACGGCGGCAATCCTGACCTGATCATGGTGGGTCCGTTCAACAAGACCGTGTTCAGCGGCTTCACCGGCAATTCCTCGCGATTGGATCAATCGGAGGATCGCAAGGTGATCGCGACCGTCGACGTGTACGAAAGCGACTTCGGCACGCACAAGATCGTGGCCAGCCGGTTCTCGCGCGAGCGGGACTGCCACGTGCTCGATACCGGTCTGTGGTCGGTAGGCTATCTGCGCAAGATGCAGACGGTTGACCTGGCCAAGACCGGCGATGCGGACAAGAGCATGGTCCTGGCCGAATACACGCTGGAAGCGCGGAACCAGATCGGCTCCGGCATCGTGGCCGACCTGACCGCGGCTTAAACAGAAACGTTCCCTCCCTCACTCGCGGGGCGCCCAGTGGCGCCCCGCAACTTTTTGGAGCATGCGAATGGGCGTGAATCTAGTACAGAAATCCGATGGATCAGCGGCGCTGGTTTCGGATCGCGGCTCGATCGATCAATTGCGCGTCGGCGGCGTCGTTTCCGGCGGCAATTCCTATCGTGGCGTCGTGGTGGTGCGCGTGCCGTTGAATGCCGATGACGGCGCGGGCGGCGTGTTCGCCTGGCGCGCGCCCGCCGGCACGGACGTCATTATCGGGCGGGTGGATGTCGACGTGAGGACTCCATCAGAAGAGGCTTGCACCGTGGATATCGGCACCACCGCCGTTTCGGCCGCAACGGCGTCGGACAATCTGATCGACAGCCTTTCCGTCGCCACGGCGGGTGTTTTCGACAATCAAACCGACAAGGGCAGTAACGGTGCGTCGCGCAGGCGGCTTGGCGCCGGTGAATGGGTGACGGCGTCGGTGGCCTTGGGCGCGTCGGAAGGGCTCGAAGGCTTTGCGTACATCCATTACGTCCCAGTGGGAGTCTAGTCATGGCAAGTTTCAACGCTATTACGGTGGCCGCCGCCGGCACGACAGTCACTACAAGCGGCAGCTCCGCCAACGTGGCAATCCCCAACGCGGCCGATGGCAACCGCGCGCGCTTTGTGCGCGTACAAGCCACGGGCATGGCGCATGTGAAGCCCGGTGGATCGGGGGTCGCCTGCACGGCGAACGACCTCATGGTGTCGGGAAGCGAGGCGGTGATCCTATCGGTCAAGCCGTTCACGCATATCGCCTACTTGGAAGAGACCACGGGCGCCAAGCTGAATATCGCACCCATCGAGTTCTAGCCATGATGCAAGCGCGGCACATGGAAACACGGGACGGTATTGCGGAACGCCTATTGTTCCATGGCGACGGGAGTATCGCGCTGCAACGTAGCGGCGACGTGACGGCGGCGATCGATGCCAACAAGGCGCTATGCAGCGACGGGGACGGTTATTCGCCGTCGCGCGAGCTACGCCGCGTGGCTTCGATTCCCGTTGGTGTGCAATTGGAGTGGATCCGGCGCTTCGGCACCGATCCGCTGGCAAAAAGCAATGAACCGTTGCTGCGCCGCCTGCTGAACGATCCTGAATGGGCATATCTGCGCACCGCGCCGGGAAGGGTATAGATGGCGATCACGACCTATAACGAGCTGAAAACCGCGGTCGCCAATTGGCTGGTGCGCGACGACCTGGCCAGCCAGATTCCAGACTTTATCTTTCTGGCAGAGGCGGCCTTCAACCGCGATTTTCGCGTCCGCGCGATGGAACAACGCGCCCAGGCGCCTACTGAAGCGGGTGAAGCATACTACGCCTGGCCGGCGGACATGTTGGAAGTGCGAGCGATCCAAATCAACACGGACCCGCCGCGTGTGCTGGAATACCTGACACCGGAACAACTGAGGCTGCAGGGGACCGCCGCCGGAGCGTCGACGCCGGCCTATTGGACAGATTTGGCCGCATCGCTGCAGTTATGGCCAACGCCAACTTCTAATCTGACAATCGAGATCGACTATTACAGAAAGCTGGATCTTGCGACCGACACTGCGAATTGGCTCTTAACGCGGCACCCCGACATCTACCTGTACGGCACATTGCTTCAGGCGGAGCCGTATTTGCACAACGATGCGCGTGTCGCGACCTGGGCACAATTGCTGATCGCAGCCAACGATCAGATGGAGCGTGAGGAGTGGCGCATCAAATCGGGGGTGCCGCCGGCGATGGTGCGCACGGATTACAGGGGAGCGTGAGGCGATGCCAATAACATGGACCTGGGTTTCGGCGCCACTTAAACCCGGCGCGATATGGGACGGGGGAGTGAGTTTTTGGGACGGCGGCACAGCGAGCGATGACCCGGCCGGCGCGTTTTGGGACGCGCACTCAACGCTATGGGCCGTTCTTCCGGCGCCCATTATTGCAAGCTGAAAGAAATAGGTGGTGAATAGGCATGAGCAGCGCAATCGATATCTCCAAACCAACTGCCGGCACGCCCACGACGCAAAGCGTGCGCGATAATTTCGCGGCAGCCAAAAGCGAAATCGAGCAACTGCAAAACGACATATCGGCGAAACAGCCCGCGGATACCACGCTGACGGCACTTGCGGTGCTGGATAGTGCTGCCGGCCTGATCGTACAAACCGGCGCGGATGCATTCGCCAAGCGAACGTTGACCGCGGGCAGCGCCGTTTCAATCGCCAATGGCACGGGGGCGTCCGGCAATCCTACCGTGGCCGTGGAAATCACCGGCCTGACCGCCGACGCCTCTCCTGACGCCGCGGCCGACTACGTGCTGACCTATGACGCATCGGCCGGCGTCAACAAGAAAGTATTGCTCAACAAGCTTCCGTCTAGCGGCGGCGACATGGTGGGCGCCAACAACCTGGCAGTCGGCGCCGGCGGCGTGGCCAACGCTGCGACCGCGTTCGGCAACATCAAGCAGGCCGCCACGGCAAGTGTAACTGGCGTCGTCCTAAAAGACGATATCACCGTTCAGACGTTTACAAGCGGCAGCGGCACCTACACAACGCCCGCCAACTGTAAATGGATCAAAACTCGCCTTGTCGGTGGCGGCGGTGGCGGCGGTGGCAGCGGATCAGGTGGCGGATATACGACGGGCGGAAACGGCGGCAATACGACATTCGGATCGCTCACAGGGTCCGGCGGCACCGGCGGCGCGACATCATCCACTGGGACCGGCGCCAGCGGCGGGTCAGCTTCCGGTGGCGTCATATTCAATGTTGCGGGCGGCAGCGGTGGGTCCGCGATCGGCGGCAATATCGCTATGGGTGGTCATGGCGGTGGGTCATTTTTGGGCGGTGCGGCCGGTTCGAGCGGAGCAAATTCCCTGACGGGCAAGGATGCCGCGACCAATAGCGGCAGCGGCGGTGGTGGTGGTGGCGGCAATGGTTCCAGTTTCGTCGGCGGCGGTGGCGGCGGCGCTGGCGGTTACGTGGAACATGTCATCATCGCTCCGTCCTCCACTTATTCCTATGCGGTCGGCGCTGCCGGATCGGCCGGCTCCGTTGGGACGTCCGGTTCCGCGGGCGGTGCTGGTGGCGCCGGCTACATCGTCGTCGAAGAACACTACAACTGAGGTGCCGACATGATCCATTGTGCAATCGTGAACCAAAGCACGGGGAAAGTCGTCAATGCCGTTGAGTATGAAACGGTACCGATGGGCGACGTGCCTGGCTTCCCGCCGGGCCATATCGCCATCGAACACGATCGGGCAACCCCTGGCTGGGCCCATGACGGAAGCAATTTCATCGAACCGCCGCAGCAAGAGCTGCCGCCGCCGACCAGGGAACGGCGAATTGCAACGATCGAGGCTAAATACCCAGTCACGCAACGCGCCTTGCGTGAAGCCGTGCTACTCATCGGCGAACGATTCCCCGAGATCAAGAGCACCCCGATCTACGATCGCGCGTTCCAGGCCGAAGCCGCGATCTCCCCGTTGCGCACATGACGCTAATTCCATTCGCCGATTGGCTTCCCGACATCGCGCCGCTGGGCAACGAAGGTGTGACGATTGCAAAAAACGTGTTGCCGCAAGCGCGCGGTTATCGCTGCTTTCCCAGCTTGTCGGTATACCCGGGACCCGGCGGGCTGAGCGCACGGGTAATCGGCGCCTTCGCGGCGAAAGACAAGGACGGCAACACCTTCAACTATGCCGCCACGGCGGGCGGTGCGAATTCCGGCCGGGTTCACGTGCTGTCTAGTGGCGCATGGTCGAACAAATCGGGCACCGGGACCGACGGCATTGACGGGTACAGCCTTGCCGAGGGCGAGACATGGGAATTCGCCAAATGGGGCGAAACCGTTTTGTGTTGCACGATCGCCGAGCCGGTGCAGAGCATTGCCTTCGGCGGCGGGGCTTTTTCCAACCTGATAGCCTCGGCGCGCAAGCCGAAGGCCCGGCGTATTGCCGTTGCGCGCGATTTCGTGATCCTAGGCAATATCGACGATAGCGTAGGCGGCGGCGCCACCGGCGTGGCGCCATCGCGTATCTGGTGGTCGGGAATCAACGACGCGGCGACCTTCGAAGAAGGCGGCGTAACGTCGCAATCGGACTTCCAAGATCTGCAATCCGGTGGCGCGGTGCAGAAGATCGTCGGCGGCGAATTTGCGACGATATTCTGCGACAGCTCGATCTACCGGATGACCTATGTCGGCGCCCCGATCGTCTGGCAGTTCGACGAGATCGAACGCAATCGCGGCGTCTGGGTGCCTGGGGCGGTGGCCAACGCCGGGCGATTGACCTTTTTCCTGGATCGCGACGGTTTTTTCGTTTGGGACGGGCAGGCGGCGACGCCGATCGGCGTCAATAAAGTCGATCGAACGTTCCTGGCGGATTTTGACTTTAACTACCTTCATCGAGTTTCGGCGGTCGCCGATCCAGTGAACCGACTGTATTTCTGCGCCTATGCCAGCATCAATGCGATCGCTGGCATACCTGACCGTGTGATCGTCTACGACTGGGTCAATCGTCGCTGGTCGCTTGGCGAGATGGAGTTGGAGTGGGTTTTTCGGGCGCTATCCGAAGGCTACACGGTCGATTCCCTGGACACGCTGGTTGGAAGCATCGACGATCTAAGCACGAGCCTGGATAGCGCTATTTATGCTGGCCGGAACGTTTTCCTATCCGCATTCGACACCTCGCACCGGCTGTGTACCTTCGCTGGGAGTGCTTTACCCGCAACCATCGAGACGGGCGAACAACAGCTGGCCGGTCTTGGCGGCGGACGCAGCCTGATAACAGCCGTACGGCCGGTCATCGATGGCTCGGCTAACGTAAGCATCAGCGCTTTGGGACGTAATTTGTCATCGGGGCCCGCCACGGCAGGGCCGATATCGGCAGTCGACGCGCGGGGCGAATGCCCGATGCGTTCCAATGCGCGCTACCACCGTTTCCGCGCGTTTATGCACGGCGATTTTACAGCGGCATTGGGCGTTGAGGTCACCCGTCATGCGCCCGCGGGGGACCGCTGATATGCCGGCGAGATTTCCCCATCTCCCACCCCAGGGAGATGATCCGCGGCGCGTGGCCACGGTGGTCAACCTGGCGATGCGCGGCAAGATCAACGCGGTTGCCGCGCTGGCGCTGTCCCCCGGCGCGTCAACTACGGCGCTGATGGACGACAGGATCGGCGCAGACAGTGTGGTTCTACTCATGCCGACGACGGCCAATGGCGCCGCGGCATTGGCTACGACCTACGTGGCAACGCTGGTTCCAGGCGAAGCAGCGGTATCGCATCTCAACAATGCACAGACGGACCGCAGCTTCGCGGTCGTCATCATCGGATAGGAATCGCAATGGGCATTTTCTCAGCCTTGTTTGGCGACAACGAGTCGGAAAAAAACACACAATATCAGGCGCAGCAATTCGGAACCTCGCGGACCGATTTGCCGGCCTGGCAGACGGCCCATCTTGCGCCCGCGGTGAATCGCGCCGCGGGCATGGCCACGCCGCAATACTATGCCGGCGCGCTTTCAGCCGCGCGATCGCCGTTGACTCAGGCCGCGGAGAGTATGGCGTACGGCCAAGCCGCTGCCGGCTCGCCAACGCTCAATGCAGCGCAGGACTATGCGCGCAGCCTGCTGGCCGGAAACTACTTGAATGCCAATCCCTATGTCGACGCCATGTATGGCAATGCCGCGCAACGGGTGCAGCAAAGTTTCAACCAGGCGACACTACCGTCGATCGCGTCGATGTACTCGGCGGCCGGCCGGTACGGGTCCGGCGCGATGGGCAGGCAAGTGGAGCAGGCGCAGCAGTCGCTGGGCGATACGCTGGGGCGTCTCGCGACCGATATATACGGTCAAAATTATGCGCGCGAGCGTGCGGCGATGGATTCGGCCTATGCGCAGGCGCCGGCGATGATGGCCGCAGACTACTATGCGCCGAACATGCTGGCGCAGTTCGGCAAGAACGCCGAGGCATACGATCAATCGGCGATCGACCGCGAAATCCAGCGATGGCAGTTCAATCAACTGTCGCCTTGGCAAGCCGAGCAGGCGCGGTTGGCAATGCTCGCTGGGGATTATGGCGGCCGCACGACGACCAGCAGCAACACGACGACGGGATCGGGTCACGACACCTACGAGGCGCCGACTGAAGGCTTGCTGTCAGGGCTGTTTGGAAACCTAACATCCGCGTTCGGCAGGGGCCTTGGGGGACAACTCGGCGGGGGGGCCGGGAATCTGCCATTCAAGAAAAAATAGAGGCTCCAGCCATTTACGAATAACGGCCTTATTGTGCTGAATATTGGGAGAGTCTCTAATGGGCATCGAGAATTATTCCACCACTGCCGCGACCAACAGCGCCAGTCCGCCGAACGGCTGGCCCGAAGGCATGGCGCCGTCGGCGGTCAACGATACCGGCCGTCAGATGATGGCCGACATCCGCGCTTGGTATGAAACCGCGGAATGGATTAATTTCGGCTATACCCATGCTTATGCCAGTGGAACGTCGTTCACGATCGGCGGCGGGGTCGATCGGACATCGGTCTATCATGCCGGACGGCGGGTCAAAGCCGTTGGTGCAACCACCGGCACGATCTTCGGCACGATCGCCGCTGCAAGCTATAGCGCACCTACCAACACCGCAACGGTCGTTTGGGACAGCGGAACGTTGCTGAACGAGGCGCTGAGCATCTTCGCGCACATGCTGACAGCCAATGCCGGCATTCCGGCGGTTCCCGCGAGAAGCGGCACCCGGCTGCTGTTTCCGGGCGTCAGCACAGCACCCGTGGGCTGGACAATCGACACAACGGCGGCACTCGATAACGCGGCCATTCGCGTTCGCACTTCCGCCAGCGCGGCAACCGGTGGCTCAGTGGATTTCAGCACCGCCTTCGCAAACGGCAATACCGGAAGTTACACGCTGCAGGCCGCCGACATTCCCGCGCATTTGCACACGATTGCGCATACCCACAACATGGATCATACGCACACCTACAATAAGGTTGGATTTACCGCCAACGTCGCATCGGGCCCGCCAAACCAGCAAAATTCCGTTACCAGCACTCCCTCGGAAACCACATCGGCGGCGAGCACGTCGAACACCGGCGCATCGAGCGCCGCCAATTCCGGTTCAACCGGCGGCGGCGGGGGCCATGTGCACAGCCTGTCGCTTGCCGTGAAATACCTCGACGCCTGCGTTTGCGTAAAAATCTGACCAAGTGGGCCTTCCAGATGGGATTCGATCCACGCCGCGCGGCTTGTCCCTACACGGCCATGGCGAAAACTTGCCACCAAGCGCGACAAAAGCACGATTGCCCGAAATGGGTGATGTTCCAGGGAACCAACCCGAATAGCGGCGAGCAGGTTGCGGAGTGGGCCTGCGCCGATCGCTGGATGCCCTTTTTGTTGGCGGACAACGCCAGGCGCCTTATTGGCGTGCAATCGGCAATTGAAACCCGCGGGGATGCCTCTGCGGAGCAGCAGGCCAGGACATCCAGTGCGCTAGAGCGCATCGCAGCCGCCACGCCAATTGCCGGCGATGCGTCGATGCCAGCCGTGTCCCGCCAGGTCACGCTTCAACTGCAAACTAAGACAAAGGAATGCAAATGATCGCAGTCAAAAGCCTTCTAAGCGCCGCTATCGGGGCGGGTGGACTTATGCTGGCCGATTCACCGGCGCCCGATTCCATGCCCGGCGGCTTCTCCCCGGTACCGTATGTCATCCTTTGTGGAGCCGTCGACGGCGTAACGGCATTCCTGCGCGACAATGGCGAAGTTGTAGCGGCGCGTGGCGTTACCGCCAAAACAGGCGGCCCGGGGCTGGCGGCGCAGTTTTGGGTCAACCCGAAAACCCATGATTGGACGCTGGTCTATGTCGATCCCGGTTCGGGGGTTGCCTGCATGGTGGCTGCGGGCACCAATTTCGGCATCGACCGAGCGCCAACCACAGGACAGCACCAAGGGTCGATATGATCCGCGAGACGAACAAGGTTGCCGTGGCGCTAGCGCGGATCGAAGCCAAACTGGATGGACATATCGAGCACAGCCGCGAATGGCGCAATCGTACAGACGCGGCCATCGCCGACCTTGCGGACAAGACACGTCGATTCGATCAGCTCAAAAATCGCGGCGTGGGATTGCTTGCCGGACTGGCGGTTGCGGGCGGAGCGGCAGGGTCGGTGGCCACGACCAGGCTGAAGGCTTTATTGGGCCTGGGCTGAACCAAGGAATTTTCGGAGTGCAAGATTATGGTTGCATCGTTAGGGGCCATTGGCGCGATCGTGGGTGGATTGGGCGGGCTTGCCCCGGCGGCCGGCAAAATCCTTGAGCTGGTCGCGCCAATCATTGACCGCTTGATCCCCGACCCAGAGCGCAAACAGCAAATGATGCTGGAGCTGTTGGACTCGCTGGCGAAACTCGATGTCGCGCAGCTTGAGGTCAATAGGGCGGAGGCACAGCACGCCAGCACGTTTGTGGCGGGCTGGCGCCCCTTTATCGGGTGGGTGCTGGGTGTCGGTGTCGCCTATTCGTTTCTTCTTGCGCCGCTGGTAGGCGGGATCGTGGCGATCTGGAAGCCGGGGTTCTCGTTGCCGGCAGTTGACGATCATTTGTGGGAGCTGATTTTCGCCATGCTCGGCATGGGCGCACTGCGAAGCTTCGACAAACTGCGCGGCATCGATTTACCCCGCGTAGGTAGTGCAGCCCCACCCTGGCAAGGGAGTCTTGAGAATGCGATCCGTAATACTCGCAGTTAGCGCCGCGGCCCTTAGCGGATGTGGTGGAATAACACCCTTTGGCCCAAGCGATACGAATCAAATCGCTTGCCCGGCCGTCAGGCCCTATGAACAAAAGTTTCGCGATGCACTTGCCGCAGACATTGGACAGATGCCAGCCGGCAGCCCGGTGCGCGTGGCGATGACTGACTACTGGATGCTGCGCGCGGCTGCGATCGACTGCATCAGCCGCTAGGGCGCGACTGGACGCCCCACCCGCAAGCCCCTAAGGTCGAGCCAACCCACCATCTTCGGCGAGGCAAACAATGCTCGATCTTTATGTCTGGCCCACTCCCAATGCTTATAAGATATCGATCATGCTGGAAGAGATCGGGCGTCCGTATCGCGTCATCCCCGTCGACATCCAGCTTGGCGACCAGTTCAAGCCCGATTTTCTGAAGATCAGCCCGAACAATAAAATGCCGGCGATCGTCGATCATGACGCGCCCGATGGGAAACCGATCTCGGTATTCGAATCCGGCGCGATCCTCATGTACCTGGCTGAGACAAGCGGGTGCTTCATGCCCAAGGATCTGCGCGGGCGTTACAAGGTAATCGAGTGGTTGATGTTCCAGATGGGCGGCGTGGGGCCGATGCTGGGGCAGGCGCACCATTTCCGCCAATATGCCCCCGAAAAACTGGAATATGCGATCAACCGCTATACCAACGAGGCCAAGCGCCTTTATGGCGTGATCGATCGCCGGCTGGGAGAAGTGGATTATCTTGCCGGCGATTATTCCATTGCTGATATGGCGGTGTTTCCCTGGTTGCGGTCGTACGAGCGCCAGGGACAGAAGCTGGAGGATTTCCCGAATCTGAAGCGCTGGTTCGAGAAAATCACCGCGCGCCCGGCGGTAAAAAAGGGATTGGAATTGCTGGCCGATAAGCGCCGCGCCGGCCCGATGGACGCCAAAGCCAAGGAAACGCTGTTCGGCGCGACACAATACGTCCGGCGTTAGCTCGCCAGACTCTTATCTTCTTACGATAAAGGCCTTGCGCACCATCACGTGCGATATGCGAGGCTTTCATGGCACACGTTGCTCGTGCTGAGCGATGTCTTCCTATCCTTGACCGCTTGTGTTTCTCACGAGCGGTAGATCAATCAAAAGTGCAATGAGGAGAATCAAGGTATGCAATTCAGATTGCAGCCAATGGGAACCGCGTGGCGTGCGAGTGCGCTCGCACGCCCAGTAGAACCGCGCACGGACACCGAACGCACGGATTTTATCATGCGGCGACTTGCTATGAATCCTATCCAGCCCATGACGGGCGAATATTCGCAAACAGGCGCTTCATTTTCAATGCGTTCGCCGGATTTTGGGCTCGCGCCCGCCAGCAACCTTGATTACTCAGGAATGATAAATCCCGGATTCGTTCATGATACGGAGTACTCGCGCTTGGCTGGCCAGCCTGTACAGATGGCATCGGCGGCAGTTGCTATTCCTGCTGGCGTCCAAATCGGTCAAGTAGGCATCACGGCATTGTGCACATTGGGGCCACTTGCTGCCGCTACACTTACAGCCATCTTAAAGTATTTTCACGATACTCTTGGTCGTCAGCCAACTCCGGCGGAATTGGACAAGGCCCTGGCGGGGGAAGGGCAAGAACAAGGATCAACTGTTTCTAGAGATAGGCCAGGCGCACCGCCCGACAAACCAGAATGTGAAGATCAGCTTAAAATTGAAGAGGCGATATGCAGTGAGGTCGCAAAAAGTATGATAAAAAGGCGGGCGCAGTGTGCGGAAAAACTGCGATGGAGCGGTATTCAGAATGTTTGCGTTTCGGCCCATCGGGTGTAAGGACGCCGCTATACAGGCCGTAGCACAATAATCTTACCAGGCCATTCATCGAACTGAGAATTGAAACATTGATTATACGGTAACTTGTGATATTGCTTTATCGTTACTGTTCATATTTGCCCCGTGATGTTGATCATGCCAATCAACAAAAATGAATTGGTTGTCCGTTTCGAGCCTGGCGCGAGTAGACTGGCAATCTATCGTACGATTCCCAGCGATGGCGAACCAAACCAACTTATGTTTCTGACAGAATTCACAATACCTGAGTTGCTGTCCTGGTCGGCAGAGCAAGGTGAAGGGAGGATCGGGAGAATGTTGATTTGGAGCTTTCCCGAGTTAAAAGCCGCGCTTGAGCCTAAATTGAGCAAAGGCAACCCTGAGTGATTGGTAGCCACATTTTTAGAATCGATTTTCATAGGGCAGCTGACATTATCTGAACTAAAGTCAGGCTTTCGCCATAGCAGAGCGAAGATTGAGTGAACGGTAATTGTAATGTTTTCAGAGTTGCTAAAGACTTTATTTCGTGGCCGAAAGGGTAACAAGAAGTAGAGGCTCCTCGCAATTAGCGCACCGGCATCGTTGGGAAGCTATTTTAGGATGGCGCGACAGCACAAGACGGCCCTCAATGCCCCATTTCTGAAGCGCGTTCATCTTTTGAGCGAAATCGATCATGAAACGGGCAAGTATCCTTTTTCGTTACCTCTGCTAAAGCAGCATGATCTCGATATCTCGTTCTTACGGCCCATTACAATCGTCGTGGGCGAGAATGGCACCGGAAAAAGCACGCTACTTGAGGCGATCGCGGCGGGCTGCGGCTTCAATCCCGGTGGCGGCAGCGCCGACCATCGGTTCGGAAATGAGAGCGCGCAGCCATTGGCTCCTTTTCTGCGCCTATCCTGGTTGCCAAAGGTCAATCGTGGATTCTTCATGCGGGCAGAGAGTTTTTTCAATCTTGCCAGCTATATCGACGAGCTTGCTCGCGAGCATCCCAGCGCCTTCGAGGCGTATGGCGGCAAATCCCTTCACAATCAATCCCATGGCGAAGCGTTTCTGGCACTGTTCGAAAACCGCTTTGGCCGGGATTCGATCTACATCCTGGACGAGCCTGAAGCGGCGCTATCGCCTAGCCGTCAATTGGTCTTCCTTCGCCTTCTGAAAAACATCGAGGAACAGAACTGCCAGGTGATTCTGGCAACCCACTCGCCGATTTTGATGGCATACCCGGGAGCCGATATCCTTCTAATCGAAGGCGATGGCTCGATAAGAAAGGTCGGCTTTCGAGAAACCAGCCACTATTTGCTGATGCGTGCGTTCATGAAAGATCCAGAAGATTTTATCGCTGGGATGCTGCAGGACTAA